GTTATCTGCCTCATCAATGATGACGACCTTGTGGGACGCACCAGAGGTCAATGAGACTGTAGTGGCAAATTGTCTTACTCTATTTCTAACAGTATCAAGGAACCTACCTTCATCAGATCCGTTGATTATAATATAAGAAGCACCAATTTGATCACACAAAGCTTTAGCAACTGTTGTCTTACCGACACCAGCAGTACCACTTAATAATAAATTTGGAAGTTCTCCTTGATCAACAAAACCCTGAAACACATTAAGAATGTTATCAGGAAGAATACAATCCTCAACTGCTTTTGGGCGGTACTTCTCCACCCATAAAAATTCTTTACTCATTAGGGTTCTCTGGAGATTTACTTAGGTTCAAGTGCAATATAATATGAAAGATCAACATCTTGATTAGTCCATTCAGAAATAAGATGTTGTGATACTCTAATAGAATAATTGCCAGGTAGAACACGAATGTTCTCAATCTTAAGATCTAAAGAATAAGTTCCATTAGATGAACCAGTAATAACTTGTTCGTAAGTATTGCTAGTATCATTTTCCTTATCACGTAAGATAAGTTTAATGTCATCGGATCCTTCTTCAGAATAGAATGTAAGATCTGGTAGACTGTATACAGCAGATGCCTTTTGCAAAGCAATTAAATCTTCTGAAGAAAGAGAGAACTCTATATCAGAACCAGGAAATTTTACATTTTTTTCAGGAGCTGACTTGAGCGTAATTTCAGGATCAGAGAAATAATACTTAGCAGACTGACGACCCCCACGAATGCTGACAAAATCGCCAGAAGTGAATTCCAATTGAGGATCATTAAACAGAGAGATACCAGAAAGAAACTGACTGAGATCATATATTGCGAAGTCCACAGGAAATACTTCCTCACCAGTAAACTTTGCGAGGATGTTCTCTGCATTACTAATCGTTCTAACTGTAGATCCCTTTCTAAAGACGATTGAGGAATTGATGGTACTGAAGTTTTTAAGGACATTTAATGTCTTACTGGATAATGTTACTTTACTCATTTGTCATAATCAACTGAAAAGGATGTAGGGTTGTTTGCGTTAATGTTATTTGCTTTAGCTTGTTTATCACTAAAATGCAAAAGGAGAATAGCGTAATGAGCAATCTTTATGATGTCCTTACGTGCTGTACCCTTCCTATCATAACGTGAAGCATATTTCAAAATGTTAGACCTACAGAATGCTTCAGCATCACCAACAGAATCAATGAGATCTAATGTTTGAATCCCATTCTTACTGTAGTGTGCACCATAGGTACTAGAGATATAGTCTGAGATCTCTTTCAAGATCTCTTGCTCATTATACTTCATACTCATTATACTTCAATTTTTGCTCCAGACATGATCTATATCACTATGATAACACTGAAACTTATTTCCGTCAAGGTCAACAACATTAATTCTATGTGTTGCCTTCCACTCTTGACCTCCATCTCCTACTATACGGACACTCCTACCGTCCTTAAGACGGAGGATGTGTCCTAGATATCCATCAAACGTTTTCTCCATTTTCTTCTCCGTTAACGTTTACATCTGCATCTATCTTATCATACAATTCAATAAATGACTGCTTGGTCTCATCATCAAATCTATTTACGCAAACCTTGATCGCTTTTATACGATTGTTCCAGATTGCAAAGGCACGTATAACATGAACCAAACGACGAGTAGAGATGACTTCATCAATACCACCATCATTAAATGTCTTACGAATAATGTCTGCCCAGTTAGCAAGGTTAGTGCAAAACTCTACATCAAGAACACCAAGATTAGCTGCTGCCTTTTCAAGAATCTTTTGCTCAGTTTTAACATGAGGATATTCTTGCTCAAAGGTTAAAGCGAATCTCTCAAGGAATGCTTCATTAAGAACATTGGTTCCTATGAATCTACCATCATCAGATCCCTTACCTTTAGTGTTAGCAGTTGCAATGATGTTAAATCCTGGTTTACGTTCTACATAATGACCAGTCTTTTTAATGAACAAACCTTTACCTTCAAGTACAGACTGTAAACAAAGGATCTTATTAGATGCTAGATCAACTTCATCTAGAAGAAGAATAGCACCTCTCTCCAATGCTTCAACTACAGGACCATTATGCCATACTGTCTGACCATTAACAAGTCTGAATCCACCGATAAGATCATCCTCATCAGTTTCAATAGTAATGTTAACACGAATCATCTCTCTCTTTAGTTGAGCACAAGCTTGCTCTACACTAAGTGTCTTACCATTACCAGAGAGTCCAGTAATGAAAGTAGGATAAAAGATCTTAGAATTAATAACTCTCTTTACATCAGCAAAGTTACCAAAAGGAATAAAGTTAGGATCTTTTTGTGGAACAAGATCTCTCTCAACAGATGGAAATGCTGATGCTGCTTGATAAGTCTGTTCAAGTTTCTCTGCAATAGTTAACTTCCATGTTCCACGTTTAACATAAAACTCACGTAAACGTTTTGTGGCAGTTGCATACTTAACACCAAAATGTTTTGCTGCTGATTTAACATGATCTGCATTAATAGCAGAACCAAATTCATTATTTAAGTATTCTGCTAATTGAGCAGATGTCAAGTCGGACTTAGCTGGCATCGGATTTCTTTGTGTATGATATAAGTATAATGGATTGAGATAGGAATGGGGAAGATAATAGACACTTCCCCAACTGGTCTAGCATACGTAATCAATAAATGAATTAAGAATTTTCTTGCTAGTTGCTTTACTCTTAATCATCTTTTTAAAAGCACGAGAGATTTCTGCTTTAGCTGCACCTTCATTTACATCAAAGGTTGCTTCCTCATCTATATCCTTATTTGATAAAGCATATAGAGCAGTGTATGATACAGGGTTAGGAATAATAGCAGACTTCTCTTTACGCCATTGTTTCTGTACATCATCATACTGTACATTACGAGCAAATCTATTTACAAAATTAGATAACTGATTACCAGAAAGAATTCTAAATCCTAATACATTAACTTCAGGGTAACGATCTTGTAACTGCTGAATGAATATATTAGTTTCTTCCTGATATGAGAAGTTACCATATACACGTCCTGTTTTACGATCACGAAGAACTACTTTGTAATCACAACGACGTGGACGTACAGCTTCTTCTTTATCAGTATAATGAACTGCTGCTCCATAAGCACTAGGATTAGCTTCTCCATCAGTTAATATACAAACATTAACTTTCTGTAAATCATTGTCTCTCTTAAAGTTAGGAATGATATAGTTTAATAAAACAATACCTTCATTTAATGGAGTACCAGATAGACCTAATCCAGGAGTGTATTGATATTTAATATAACCATACTGACTACTACCACGATGGTAATAATTTGCTTCACGATATAAGTTTAAACATTGTCTCTCATAGTCACGTGCATTACTACGTGATGAAATAACATTTAAAAGGTGAAAGTGTCTAGGATCTATATAGATTTTATTCTTTTCAATTCCTTCAAATTCACGATAGTCACCATAGTAACGAGAAGTATAATCATACTCTCCACCATTTTCAAGAGCACGTTGAGCGATTGTCCACTCATTAGTAAATGCATATACTTCAAATGGTATCTGAACTTTCTTACAGAATGAAGTTAACTTAATTAACTGCTTAACAGTAGGAAGAATTTCGTATGCCATAGAACCTGACCAATCTAAAAGAAAGATCATGCCATGATTTTTACCATCAGGAACAACAGTTACCTTTTTAAATAAATCCTCATTGTATTTGTAAGTATGAAGTTTAGAAGTATCAAGGACTCCTGTCTTAGCAACACCAGCACGAGCATAAGCATCGGCAGATTTCTTACACTCAAACTCTTTTACAAGATAGTTAACTTCTTTCTGAGATGAATTACGGTACTCACGATATGCAGTATCAACTGCTTCATAATTTCCTTTCTCTCTGTTATCTGTATTAACACTATCAATCCAATCGTGAACTACTGACCAATCAATAACGTGTTTATCTAATGGAGCTGAATCTGGAATCTCAACATATGTACAATCGTTATAAGATTCACTAGATAATCTCTGAGACTTACGTTCAAACTCTTCTTGTGTACGAACTGTATCATTATGCTCACCACCATAACCATCATTCTCATACATAGCATCTTCTAGTTCATCTAAAAGTTCTTCATCAGAAGGTTCTGAACTCTTAGTTTGATAGTCTTGCTCATCTTGACTTTCTTCTCCGTCATCTGAACTGTTTGAAGTAGTCTCTTGACTTTCACCATCTTGGTCTTCTTCATCAGGATTGCCGAAAAGATTTTCTGTATCTTGCTGCTGCTCTTCATGCAAAGCATATACATCTCTAGCAATAACAAGAACCTCTTCAAACGTTTCTACATTTTCTGTACGATCAACAAAGACTTTCTCATCTTCAGTAAAAGGAATTAATGCATCAGCACCACATTTAAAATGAAGATTAATACGATCAATCAAAGTAAATTCGTCTAAATTCTCATCTCTAATTCCAAAGAAGTCTTCATTGTTAAGTTCTTTATAACCACCAGCGAAGCTCTTACGAAGACCAGGATACTTACGCTTCATTAACTTCTCAATACGAGCATCTTCAATTACATTGACAAAATCTTTTGGACAATCTGCATCAAGTTCTTGGTTAGGTGTGAACAATGCATGTCCAACCTCATGTCCAACCAGCATATCATATACAACGTTGCTTGCTTTATCCCATAAGGGAAGCACAAGCACACGAGTATCAACATTAAAAGATGCTGTTGGAACCTTTTTACTCTCTACAACTAGATTCTCAGTTGCAAGAAGTTTAGCAAGATTTCCTTTAATTTCTTGTTGGTTGGTAGAATACATGCTTTACTTTGTTTGATGTACTTAGTATAACGCATAATGCAGTTAGCCAACCAGTCCATGTGTCACTTCGTTAACTGTCTCATGGACAACAGAATAATTTTTTTCTTTCTCAACAGTGATAGTTCTGTCAAATTTATCGTCTAAGTGCTGCTTATGACTGATTACAAACACTTTGGTACTGTCGTCAAAATTACGAAGTATCCATCCTAGATCAGAAGTACCCGATTGGTCAAGCGATCCGTCAAAGATCTCATCTAGTATAAGGATATTAGTGTCAACGCTATTTTTAAGTTTAGCAATGCTACGCCAAGTAAGCAACAAAGCAATATCAATTCTAGCTTTTTCACCTTCCGAGAACGAGTCATATGAAAATACATCTCTATACCTACTCTTAATTATTTCTTCAAAGTTCTCATTAAGAGTAAAGTTAACATAAAACTCCATCTTCTGTAAGAATTCGTTAATCATGTTATTCATTTTAGGAAGGTATGTCTTAATGATTCTGGTTTTAATACCATTATCTTTAAGCAATTGATTAGCAGTAACAAGTACAGCACGATCTTCTTTAAGATCTGCAGACAACTTAGTTAAAGTTTTCTTACCTTTAATCAATGTTTCTAATTTTACAAATTCTTCTTTTCTATCTACATTATCAGATTGCAATTCATTGATCTCTTCATTAATAGAATCAATCTGTTTACGAATTGTCATCAACTGATAATTGGATTGACTGACCGTAGTGTTTAAATTATTTACTTCTGTAGATAACTCAGTAAACTTTTGAAATCTATTCTCTTCATCTTGTATAGCTTTAACTAGTTCATCTTCTCCTGTAGTCATCTCACCCAACTTACCTTTACCTTCATTTAATTTTACCTGACGGAAATCATCAGACAGTTCTTGTGTACAAGTAGGACATACGTGGTTATCTTCAAAAAAATTATGTTCTTTCTTACAAAGTTGCAATCTACCCTGTAGTTTTATAAGATAAGTGTTTAACTTCTTTAATTTCTCAGTTGACTGTTGATACTCCTGCATTTCTTTATTAAGATTTCCGATTTCAGATGTTAACATTTCTACATCTTTATTAGTATTCTCTTCGGTTTCCTTATATTCTTCTATCTTTTCTTTCTTTCTATCAATCTCATCCTGAGTTCTCTTCTCAAGAGTAAGCATATGCTGTTTCTGTAAATCAATCTTATCTCTCAATAGTTCCAATTCATAATCAACATTCTTTACTTCATCATTATTCTCTCTAACTTTATCTCTAAGCAATAGATTCATTGTAGAGAATACTTGAATATCTAAGATGTCTTCAATAATCTCTCTACGTTGTGTAGTGGGAAGACGCATGAAAGGAACAAAGGTACTAGAACCTAGTACAACAATTTGTGTAAATGATTTATAATTTAATTTTAATACGTTCTTCTCTAAATTCTTTTGTTGTTCTGCTACACTAGATTCTTGATCCCATAGAGTTCCATTACAATAGATCTCAAACTTGTTAGGTTTGATACCACGAATAACTTTATAGCTTGACTTACCAATACTAAATTCTATCTCAACCATAGTATCTTTTTCATTGATACTATTAACTAACATTCCTTTATTAATTTTTCTAAATGGTTTCCCAAACAAAGAAAAGGTCAACGCATCTAAGATGGTTGACTTACCAGCACCGTTACTGCCGACAATTAAATTTGTTCTATGGTCAGTTAAATTAATTTCACTAAAGGTATTACCAGTAGAAAGGAAATTCTTCCAACGAACTTTTTCAAAAATTATCATTCTATAGGATCTTCAGGTGGTATTAAAAAATCATCGGGGGTAATTATAGAGAAGCGTTGTCCACGCTCCTGACATGCTGCTATTATAACATGGTCTTCCATTTCTAAAACCTCCATAGGAGGATATCCATCTCCAGCAGACATCATCATAAGATATCTGTCTGCGTCATCTGATTGGAGGAAGATTGGTATGACACGATTCTCAGCTTCGTCCCAAACAGAAAACACTCCATCAGGATTATCCTCTAGGGTTAGAACAAACATCAGACAACTTCACAGCTTTCCATATATAGAGATCTCATAAGAGTCTTAAGAGCAGTCTTATCTACGGAGATCTCTACTTCGTCAATGTACTCATTTAATAGTGTCATGGTATCTTTTGTTTCTAAATCAGAATCATCAACATCATCTGTATTGATTAATGTCTCAACAACTTTAACATCATGTACTCCTACATTGTATAAACGATCAACCAATGTTTCAAACATTTGGTAGTCACGTTTCTCTTCAACGATGAGTTTAACAAATTGCTCTCTATAATCAGACACATCGTGTTTGTTGTAGTCTGATTCAATGTCGTTGTAGTAAAGCTTCTGAAATATTTCAAAGGGGTTCTCCACAAATCTAAGTCTATCAGTCTCAGTATCATAGATATGAAACCCACGAGTATCTTTGTAGTCATTCCAAAACATCTGATAAGGGTTACCTAGGTACTGAACATTTCCTCTCTTTGATCTATGATGAAAATGTCCTGACCACACACGTTTAAATTTTTTAAAATCACTTACCTTAAATCCACCATCAAAATGCATTCCAGGTGTAACTTCAAAACCATCACATTCTAAATGTCCACACATTATATTAGAATCTGATTGCTCTATTGCTTCTAGAGCTTGGTTCCTGTTTCCAGAATTAATCCATGGCATCATTAAAAATTTCTGTCCACCTACTTTTATATCTTTTGGTTCTGTATGAATGGTTATATTTCCATACTGTTCTAAAAGAAGTTCTGGTGAATTGATCTTATTAGTATTCTTATAATATGTTGTATGATTCCCAAGAATCATCTGTACATCAAACCCTTTAAGTCTGTCAAAATAATTTGTCTTAATGCGATTAAGAGTATTAAAGTCCACAGACTTTCTATTATCAAATGTGTCACCCAGATCAAAGACTGTGGTGATACCTTCTCGTTCAAGAGTAGGGAAAAATATCTCATCATAGAATTTTTGCCAGTAGTTCCAGAACGCAAGAGAACCCTTACGTCCATCAAGATGTTGATCAGTTATTACTGCTATCTTCATAGTTTAGTAAGGATTCTTTAATTAAAAATTTGTGTCTTATATGTGGTGATGATTCTCTCATCTTTCTAACAAAATGCAGTCTACGTTCTAAAGCATTGTATTGTGATATAGGATTCATTCGTATGGTCTTATAATAATACGATTGTTTTTGTAGTCTGCTTTAAATTCTAATGCTACATCGTTGTCCCACATTAGTTCTTCATATAAAGCATTAAGACGATCCATGTCTTCCCATAGATCATTCAGATGTGGAGGCAAATGATCTTCATCCATTACTTTTTTCCATATTTTAACCAGAGCTTATACGCTGATCCTAGTACAACAATACCGACAACTATTACAATAAGATCAGTAGTATAAGGATTAACTTCAACTTCTGTTGTTATAACAGGTT